CCACCTTGATCGTTTACCTTCTTCTTGGTTTACGTGTTCAGGCCAGTACCGTCTGTATATCTCAGATGTCAGTATACCTTTTATGAAACTAAGTTGTTTCTCTGCAAGGTTAGCTGTAGCTGATATGTACAACACACGTAAGGTTGGGTCTTTGGTTAGTTCCCACGCTACCCTGTAAGCTATGAGTCTTGACTTACCGTGATCTCGTGGAAACAAAAGTAACTGATAGTTTCTAGCGTCCTCTCTTGTCCACCACTCTATAACTTCTTTGTGACAGTCACCTAGTAATTGTTGAGGAGCTACTAGCTGTATGAAGAACTCTAGATCATTCTCAGCGGCTTGTCTGATCTGGTCTAGTGCTTGTTTAGCCATGTTAGTTCCTTTACGGTTCTACAGGCCAATCATCATCTGCTAGGTTAGGCCATGCGTCTAGATCAGTAATGCCACGTAGTTCTTGTCTGTATGTAGCCCACGCAGTTTTATCTTCGTTGCTTAGAGGACTATCATTTATTTGTGTCCAATCAGTATCAGCTAGAAGTTTGTTACGTGTAGTCCTGTGACCTTCGGCTGTCTTAGCGTCTAGTGTAGCTTGATAGGCTGCTTCGTGTTGAGCCTTAGTCGTAGTCGTTACATTACCATCATCGTCTTCTTCTGTAGTATCAGCAAACATATCCCTTGCTACATACTTCTCAACCCAGTTGCCGTTTGCATCTTGTTTGACACCATCACGTACACTTGTTTGATATGCTGTTGTTGTAGCCGCAGGGCTTGCGAGTACTGCGTCTAGGTTTAGTGAGTCTAGCGTTGCTGCTTTCCACACTCTAGGCAATGACATGTTAGCAAAGTCTGCTCTCCATTGCCCTTGCGTTTTAACTTCGCCTGTTGTTCGTTCACGATATTCTGACATAAGTTGATACTCCTTTCGTCAGTTGATTTGTTAAGCTGCAATTGCGTAGAAGATAAAAGTTTTACCTGAACCATTAACAGCAGATCCAATAGTATTAACTGCAAATCCAGAGGAATGTGGGTCTATGT